TGGCCGGCGCCGCTGCCGGTGCCGCCATCGGTACGGCGGTGCCGATCATTGGCAACATCGTCGGCGGTCTGGTCGGTGGTTACCTCGGTTACATGGGCGGCGATGCCCTAGGCGGATCGCTTGGCAAGTCTATGTTCGGTGCGGACGAGTCGCTAAAGAAAGTACCGAATGCCGGGCCACTGATGATGGCCAGCGCCGGACAGAACCTGCCGCCGGTGATGGGCAACATTGCCCGCTCATTTGCGCCTGCCACCGTGACTCCGCTTGTCCAGAGCACTCCGACACCCTCGGCAGTGCAGAGCCTGTTGCCAGAGCGCGCTGCCGACGCCGCTGCAATGGGGGATGTGACGCGATCCCTCAGCGCACCCGCGCCGCCGAGCGTACCGGCGCTGCTGGCTCCGCCGCCGGCACCAACCAAAACCGAGCCGCCGAAAATCGAGCAGCGAGTCGAGATCTCGGCGCCTTTGCACATCACCGTACAGGGCGATGCGAAGGATCCGGCGCAAATGGCCCGCGAGCTGCGGCCGTTCATCGAGCAGCAGATGCAGCAGGCCACGCAGCAGTTGCAGAGCCGCAAGCTGTATGACGAACCGCATGTGTAAGGAGGGCCAATGGCCTACATGGAACAACTGCAGTCTGGTCTGAAGAATCTGGCGGCAGCAGGGGAGACTGGACGCCGTAGCCTGGACGGCATGATGGGGCCGGTCAACGGTGCCATCAGCGAGATCAGCGGCGCAGCCTCGGAGCTGGAAGGTATTCCAATCGTCGGGCCGGCGGTCGGGGCAAAGCTGCAGCGTGTCATGCGCAGCGTCAACGCCGCGCAGGCCAAGGTCGGCCAGGTGGTGGCCACCTACAACAAGGCCACCCGCGCCGTGTCGCAGATTGATGAGCGGATGGGCGACCTTAAGGAACAGGCAGCGCGGGCGTCCACCGCGATCAACAAGATCGCCGGCAAGGTCAGCCCGTCGCTGGCCAATATCGTTCCAACCGGTTCGTTGGCCGGTGACGCCACGCCACTGCCAGAGGCGGTGCAACCATTCCCACACCTGCTGATCGTGCAGCCGCTTGATCCCAACGCTCAGCCGTACTACTTCAACCTGGATACGGCGGCCTTTGATGAGCTGCGACGCTCGACGGAGTTTCGCTGGGCGTCGCAGGAGCGCCTGACCCGCCGGCCGGCGCAACAAGCGGTGGGCATTGGGGAGGAAAAAATCACCCTGAAAGGCGCGATCTTTCCGGGCTTCAAGGGTGGCCTCAAACAACTGGATACCCTGCGCAGTCTCGGTGGTCAGTTAAGGCCGCTGACACTCACCACCGGTTATGGCGACGTGCTGGGCACCTGGTGCCTGAAGAACGTCGAAGAAGAACAGAGCGCGCTGCTGCAGGGCGGTATCCCGCGCAAGCAGGCATTTACCTTGGAGTTCACGCGTTATGGCGATGACCTGCAGAACGTCTGACGGGGATCTACTCGACACCCTTTGTTATCACGCTTATGGCCATCTTGAGGGCACCGTCGAGGCGGTACTGGATGCCAATCAGGGGCTGGCCGACGAGCCGCAACCTTACCGTGCCGGCATCGTGATCGAGCTGCCGGATCTGCCGGTGCCCAGCAATGGCGACGTAATGTTGTGGGGCTAATCCGTGCTTAGGTTAAGTGATGGCAGTTTGCCGTAAATTCCGAGCGTCGATAGACTCGCCCTTTTTTGAAAGGTGTGAGAGACCCCTTATGGAAAGATCGACAGCGTTAAGGAAAGTAAAACGGAGCCTTTGGGGGAATTCAATTACCGATTGAACTGGATAGTCTTCGGCACCATCGGTGCCATTCTCCTGTGCTTCATTCCCGTATTGGGCTGGCTCCTGGCCTTGGGATTGGTATTGGCAATCCTCTATAAAACCTTTGGATTCCGGGAAACCTTCCTTGAGGGTAACTGCCCAGCCTGCACCAAAACGCTTCCTGTAGATCCCAAGACAGATGTCTTTGCCTGCCCGGTGTGCGGTAGCTGTATGGCTGTGCGAGAAGACAGTCTCGTCCTCATCAAAATCGACTGACTGGCGATCCCTTTCGCTTGCAGCATGCAATCAACTCAGCCCGCCTTGTGCGGGCTTTTTTATGGATGGAACAAATGACCCCAGCCTTTCGCGTCGTGGCAGATGGCGCCGACATCACGGCACTGATCAATGACCGACTGCTGCAGCTGAAAACCACCGACAAGCCCGGCATGGAATCCGATGAATTCGAGCTGCGCATCGATGACCGCGACGGCGCGGTAGTGCTGCCTCCACGCGGAGCCAGCATCGAGATCTTCCTTGGTTACGTCGAAACGTCGCTGACCCGTATCGGCCGTTATGTCGTCGACGAGATCGAGCTATCCGGTCCACCGGATACGCTGGTGATCACAGGAAAGGCCAGCGACATGCGTGGCAGCGGTAAGTCCACACGCAGTGGAAGTTGGGAGAACGTGCCGCTGTCGCGGATCGTCGCCGACGTCGCCGCACGCAATGGCTGGCAACCGGTGTGTCCGGTGCAAACCAAAGTGCCCCGCGTGGATCAACTCAGCGAATCGGATTTCAATTTCATCACCCGCCTGGCCAAGCAGTACGACTGCACGGCCAAGGTCGCCGACGGCAAGCTGCTGGTGATGCCGCGCCAAGCCGGGCAGAGCGCCTCGGGCAAGAGCTTGGGCGTTATATTGATCCAGCGGCGCGACGTGAGTCGCTTTCAATTTCGGCTCGGTGATCGCAATACGCACAAGGCGGTATCGACCAAGCACCAGGACAAGAAAACAGGAAAGCTTGCGGTAGTCACTCTCGACAACGAAGAATCACCGGACGGCCTGCCGCCGGTACATACCGACCGCCATATCTACCCGAACAAGTCTGCAGCGGAGGAAGCCGCCAAGGCACGGCTGGCGGCTTTCAATCGGTCTACGGCCGGTGTCCGGTTGGAAATGCCAGGACGCACCGACCTGTTCTCTGAGCGATCGATTAATGCCCAAGGCTTCAAGGTTGGCCTCGACGGAGAGTACCTGGTCGACTTGGTCGAGCAGGTATTCACTCAAGCCGGCTGGAGTACCACCGCCGAGTGCAACGGTGGCAAGAAGGGCAAGGCGAAGGCCAAAGGCAAGAAGAAAAAGGTGGTGAAGGATCTAAAGGTTGTTCAGCTCAAGCAGTAGCGAAGTGTCCTTGATTGCATGGAAATTGAACCCCATTCGAGTAATTACATCGTGTTCGATGGCACGGAGTTTGGCTTTTCGTTAGCGTCTCTGAAACCCACCAGAAAGGTAGCTTGTGATGCTTGGAAGACTGTACCTAACGTTGTATTTCGTGCCGATGCTAGCGCTCGTTGCTGCATCGCTGCCTGCAGTTGTGGAGACACAAAACGCCAAAGCAGAATGCTTGCATGAAATGAGTCGCAACCCTTCGACGAAATGCACCTTCTGATCGAAAAGATCTAATAAACCAGAAGCCCGCCTAAAGCGGGCTTTTTGCATTTGGAGCATCTATGCAGATAACGACGCAACAGATTCAAACCATCATGCCTAACGCCCGCCGCCAAGCGGGCGTTTTTGTATCTGCGCTCAATGCAGCCATGGCTCATCGACAGATCAATACGCCGAAACGGCAAGCCGCGTTCCTGGCCCAAATCGGTCACGAGTCGGGTCAGTTGCAGTACGTACGGGAACTGGGCGGGGAGCAGTACCTAAGCAAATACGACACCGGCAACCTGGCTGCGAAACTGGGCAACACCACGGCAGCGGATGGTGATGGCCAGCGCTATCGTGGTCGCGGCTTGATCCAGGTCACCGGCCACGACAATTACCTACGCTGCAGCTTGGCGCTGTTCGGCGACGAGCGATTACTCCGCACTCCTGAGCTGTTGGAGTTGCCGCAGTGGGCTGCCGAGTCGGCTGCATGGTTCTGGTCGGTGAATGGGCTGAATGCGCTTGCCGATGAAAACGAATTCAACGCGATCACCCGCAGAATCAACGGTGGTGTTAATGGCCTGCAGGGTCGGCTTGAACTGTGGGAGCGGGCGAGGGCGGTGTTATGCGTCTCGGCGAACTGATCCCGGCACCGTATCGGCTAGTGGCTAAGGGTTTGGTGCTCGTCGTCATGGCCGGTGGTTCTGTGGCCATTACTTGGCAAGTACAGGATTGGCGCTACGGCAAACAGCTCGCAGAGCAGGCTCGCCTCCACACCGAAACCTTTAACCAGTTGGCCCTGGCCACGGTTGCGCAGCAGCGTGCTGAACAGGACAAGCGCCTCGCGCTCGAGCAGCGCCTGGCAACCAGTGAACAAACCCATTACCGAGCCTTGAGCGATGTCCAACGTAATCAAGGTCGCTTGCGCGACCGCCTTGCCACTGCTGATCTGCGCCTGTCAGTCCTACTCAACGCCACCAGCGGTGCCGACAAAGGACCGGTGTCAGCCGCCACCGCCACCGGCGTCGTGGTTCATGGCCCCACAAGAGCCGAACTTGACCCAGCGCATGCTCAACGAATTATCAGTATCACCGATGACGGTGATCAGGGATTGATCGCATTGGCCGCGTGCCAAGATTACGTCAAAGCGATCGCTCTCCAATGAAAGAAGCCGGGTTTCCCCGGCTTCTTTCATCAGGCAAGCAACAGCGGCAGTACGTCTTGAAGCAGACGAACTACCTCAATTGCCAAGATCAACATCAAATGGCTAATGGACATTTTTGCATCCTCTTCGTGATGCTTAGTCGCCAAGCCCTTAGTCGCAAGCGACCAAGGGCCATGGCTCACCATCCATGATCTGTGCTACTTTTGATTCGCGAGAATCTGTGAAGCCAGCATCATTTCGGTGCCGGATCGTCCTAAGCGTTAACGATCCGTGGTTTTGCAGCAAGGCTGGAGGGTTGCCGCCCTTCAGCTTTTTTTTGCTTTTTTTTCTTACTTTCGTTTTTTCCTTTCATCAAACCGACAGGGGCCGTCGCCGGAATCTCAAATGAGACGTGGCGTTTTGGTTCTGTGTGGCTGATGGGAGTGATCTTAGAGCGGGCTTTAAAACTCGTCAATCGCGACCACGGACCTGTGGTGGAAAAAATGAGAAACTAAAAAAAGAGTTTTTTTTTATATTTTTGTTTCTGCTTGGATTGGCTGGAGGCCTTGATTTGTAAGGGTTTTATGGGTTTTTGTTGTTGTTTTTTTTGCTGTTTTAGAACGGCTTGTTCAAACCCTAGTTTAATATTGTGGAGCTGCCTTTAACTGCTGTTTATTTTTGTGCTTGCACTATTGAGTTTAATATCTAGAACGAGGAGTGACGGGTTGTCGGATTTGTTGTTGAGTTGTTTGTGTTGATCTGGTGTTTTGAATAAGTCGGGATGTTTGTGCATAAAGCTTAGTTTGTGTTTTATGTAGACATCGAAATTCCGTAATCGCGCTGCAGCCCACGTCATCCGTGGCTTGTAGCGTAATTGGCTTTCGCTAGATATACCCTTAAGACATTCTCGATCACCCAAAAAAATAAAAAGCTTGCACGAATGCGTTTTTTAGACCAAAATCGCCTCAAAGACCTACCCTTGGTCTTTTTTAGCGCAATACGCAATCCCACGTTCTAGGGACCCCTAGCGGTAGCTTTGTCCAAAGCGTTTATTTTCTAATTCTCTCCTCGTATCTAGAATCTCCAAATCCCCCCTCTTCGTAAAAAAAATTATTTTTTTTGAAAAAAAACGCTCTGGATCGATTTTTTGCGTCGTCTCCGCGGCCTTCAGAGTTGATCAATCAGCTCTGTTGACCTGAATTGGGAGTGCGAATTGCTCTTCAGAAGGGTGCGCATCGGTTGCCGGACAATCCCTAGGTCGTAGGTTAGAACCGCGAGGGGGAGGAGGGGGCGCTTATCTGATGTGGTGATGCCTTACGTTTGGGTACCCCGCTGGTCTGATATTTCCCGCAAGAATTGACCGGAAGGCTTTCAAAACGTTAACTGTATATTCGTACAGTATTGGAAGTCGTGCGTCATGAGTTACTCAATTATAGGTTCGATCAGTGAGGGCGGATCGAAGGTGCCGCTATGTCTCTTCCGCGTCCCGGCCGGCTTCCCCTCGCCCGCTGCGGATCACATCGAAGCGCAGATATCGCTAGATGAGGTGCTGAATATCCGTGCGCCACACGTCTACCTAGTGTCACTCGCCGGTGAAAGCATGCAGGGCGCCGGGATCTATGAGGGAGACCTGGCCATTGTCGATCGCTCCATTGAGCCAGCCCACGGCCACATCGTCATTGCGTTGTTGAACAATGAACCTATCTGCAAGCGCCTATGCCTTCGCGGTAGGGAAGTCATCCTGATGTCAGAAAACCCCAAGTATCCGCCACGCTACGTCCTTGAGAGTGACGAACTGGCGATCTGGGGTGTGGTCACAAGCAGCGTGCGAAGCCATGTCTAAGGCGCTGCCGGTATTCGGCCTGATCGATTGCAACAGCTTCTACGCCAGTTGCGAACGCGTGTTTCGACCGGACTTGGCCAAAGTACCCATCGTAGTGCTGTCGAACAACGACGGCTGCGTCATCGCTCGGAGCTACGACGCCAAGCCCTACGTGAAAATGGGCGAGCCGTATTTTCAGATCAAGCCCAAGCTCAGGCAGCACGGCATCGTCCCGTTCTCCTCGAACTACGCGCTGTATGGCGACATGAGCGAACGTGTCATGACCCTGATCGAGTCGATGGTGCCGACCGTCGAGGTGTACAGCATTGACGAAGCGTTCGTCGACCTCGCCGGCATCAGTGGCTTGGATGGCCTCGGGCGCAAGATCCGTAGCCAGGTACTGCGTTGTACCGGTATTCCCGTCGGTGTCGGCATTGCGCACACCAAGACCTTGGCCAAGTTGGCCAATCACACCGCCAAGCGCCTGCAGGCGCAAACGGGTGGCGTCGTGAACATCTGTGATCCGGTCAAGCGCGACTGGGTACTGCGTAATACCGACGTAGCGGAGGTGTGGGGAGTAGGACGGCGCATGAAAGTGCACCTCGACGGCATGGGGATCAAGACCGCCATGGATCTGGCCAAAGCAGACCCGCGGACGTTGAGAAAAAACTTCAGTGTGGTGATCGAAAAAACTGCCCGTGAATTGGCCGGCACACCATGCCTGGAGCTGGACGAGCCAAGCGCGCCCAAGCAGGAGATCTGCTGCAGCCGGATGTTCGGGAAAAGGCTGAAAGAGCTGCCGCCGATCAAGGAGGCAGTGGCAACCTACATGATGCGGGCATCGGAAAAGCTCCGGGCGCAGAAGGCACTTTGCAAGAAGATCCGGGTCAGCATCCGCACCGGAATGTTCAACCCCGATGAGGCCAAATACGCGAATGGTGTCGTGGTGGATATGCCGTACCCAACAGATGACGTTCGGCTGCTAACGACGGCGGCCGTCGATGCTCTTGATCGCGTGTTCCGCCCTGGTTTCTGTTACAGCAAGGCGGAAGTTTTACTGCTGAATCTTTGCCAGCCGGGTGAATACACGGACGATATGTTCGCCATTTCTCAGCCCGCTGAGGCAACAAGAGTTATGGCGGTATTGGACGAAGTTAACAGGCGATGGGGGAGGGGCACGCTCCGGGCCGCGAGTGTGCCGAGCAATCCAGATTGGGAGATGCGACGGGAGATGATGAGTCGAAGCTATACCACGCGCTTGGACCAGTTGTGGACAATTAACTGTCGATAATGAGCGACCGATTTGGCTGCGATGCAACGAATATTTGACTAAGTCAGACCTCAGGGTAGAGTTTCCGTACACCCCGAAGAGGATCCCCACACCAGGTCAAGGTGTGGGGCTGTTGAACATAAGCGGCGTAATTCTCAACGCAGAGCCCTACGCCTTCGCGGCCGCCTCGGCGTCTCGTGTACGTTGGGAGACTTCCCTAATAACTGCGTGGGCCAACGCTATTTCAGCATTTGTAACTATACGGCCCTTCTCATACATCAGATCCTCGGCGCGGCGAAAACCTTCCGGATCCCTATCCCGCACCTCTGCTCTTGTGCGCGCCGTATCACAGGCGGCGTTGTACTCTTGGCGGGCAGCGTTAGCCAAACCCATCTCCTTCTTGAACAGCTCACTGTCGATCATAGGCATAGCGGAGACTCCTTTCATTTTGGTTCGTCATTCTTCAGGTTTTGACCTTGATCCCCCGCGGCGTCCGATGGGGGGGCTGGAGAAGTGTGCAACAAAAGAGGCGTTATGGGTAAGGAGACGCGGCGAACTCGCCTCAAGCGGCAGCAACATATACACCGATATCCGTAGGCGCCGGCCAGCCTCGCACATAACAGGCCACCGCCTATGCGTCATGGTGATCGTAGCCGGGCACCACGCTCAGCAGAGTCCAGCCATTGGCTAGCAGCTGGCTAGCCTGCGCTGGATGCGATACCGTTCATTTAGCACGGAACAGATGAAAAAGAGATTGGTAATTTATTATTGGTCGCGTTCAAATAGATCATCAATGCCATCTATTTCTATTTTACTTTGTGTTGATGGGTGATTACGAGGGTAAAACTCTCTAGGTTCGTAATGTCGTTCTATTTTACGCTCAAGATTATAGTGCTCGGTAACGTTGCTAATGACATCGTCACGAAAAGAAGAAACGCGCCATTCATCTAAGTACTCCTCAATCCTATTTCTTAATGTTTCTTTTGCGTTATATAGATCGAATCCATCTCTAACTATGTCGCTCAAATCAAAATAATCATCAATAGAATCAGTCAGGCAGTCATATGCTAAATCAGCGAAGCGCTCAGATAAATCGTGAATGCCATTATGCTCTAGGTGATAAATGAGCTGTCCTAGCAATGGGAGCTCTACACTGGTTGCTGAGTTTTTAAATGCGTCAGATACAAAGTCTTTTACCTTTTCTGGTGAGGTTAAGCCAAGATTAATTGCAGTTGCTATAACTTTTGCGGAATTTTCATAGGCTCGAGCGCAGCTGGTTGAAAGTACAATGGTTGCTGTTTTTGTTATGTACTGAGACTTTGATATCGTGTCTGAGTGCTCGACTAGGGCTAGGCAGATCCGTGATAGGTACTCAGGGGATGTAGTTTCAAATTGTGAGTCCTCCTCTTGCTGGTAGAGATTGGATATTATGTCTAGAACGTCTTTTTTATGTATAAAATCGTTTTTTAACATGTCAAGAATAACAGCAACGCAATCCTCGCTACGGATGGCTAAGCATAATGCTCGAAGGGTTGGTTGCTCTGTAGAAAAGCGGTGTAATAAATAGTCGCGTAAGGACGGGTTGAATAGCCTGTAAAGAGCTGTTCCTCCGATTATAACTCTCGTTAGCATCGAGTTGGTAAGGTGGCGTACAGTTATGTTGAAATCTCGTTGGCCTTTCATGTGAGAAAAAAAGGGCATGCTTAAAATTTGCCCGTACGCCATTGCAAGGTCACGCTCTACAAAACTTGTACCATTGAAGGTGACAAGTAACACTACAACTCTTCCAAAGTCATCGAGTTGTGAGTCAAAGGGGTGTTGCCATATTTTCGCTGGATTATCGAGAAGGTCGACGACGTGTGTCCAGTACGTCATTGCTGGGACGCGGCTCAGGCGTTGTAAGTCGGTAATGAAGCTGATTATTCGGGGGTTAAAGTTTGGATGGTCAATAATTTTTCTATATCGTTTATTTGAATATAGTTCGTCGATGTATTCAGATTCTAAGCTTGAGTGCCAGATGTGATTGTAAAGTATGTGTGCTTTGTCTATTGGTTTAAGAGAGCTAAGCTTTATCTCTAGTTCATTTCTATCGATGTTGTGATTGTCGAATGCATCGATAAGTATCCTGCCCTGATTCAGTATTGTTGATCTCGATGTCAGCACAAATTTTTTATTTGGTTGGTCTCTGTTGATACGCTTAATGAATTGGACGATTTGGCTACCTTCGTGTCCAGTAAGAGCTTGAAGGTAATTTTGCCCAAGGAAATCATCAAAATAGAATATCTGCTTCTTTGTGGGGTTGTATGCTTGTTCTGCTTCGTGGATCTCGCTGCTAATGCAAACTAGCTCAAACTGTGCACTTGCATAATGGAGGATGATTTGCTCAGCAAGTGTGGTTTTGCCAATACCTGCTTGGCCTGTGATTATTATTACACCAATTCTCTCAAGTGTGTTCAGCGCAGTATTGAAGTTGGAAGTGGTAACAAAGGACTTTGATTTGTCTATTATGTCTTGCAGCATGAAATTGCTGCGGCCGATAATTGCATTGTTTATTATGTCGACAAGAACGTTTGTGCTGCTAATCCAAAGCTTAAAGTGGCGTCTTTCAATAGCAGGGTTTTTATAAAGGAAATCGTTAAGATCTTCCCTGCCATATACTTCAACATCAGTGTTTTTAAGGTTGGTAAAGATATTGACTATTTCAGTCTTATTTTCTCTCGAAAGAGGAGTGGAGAGGACCAGAATATATTTTTCGGGATTAAGCTTTGCAACCTTTTTCACTTCTACGTTTTTTATGTGGGCTACAAGTTTAGAGTGGGGGGTGGTAGGCCAATGCTTGCACTGAAGTATCCATTCTTTTTTTGATGGGCTAAAATATCTTCCATCGACACCGCCATCCCGGCCTGGCTTAAAGCGCTCGAAATGAACATCTTTAATCCCTCCGATGAGGTCGCTGCCTAAAACTTCGAATTCTTTGTCATTCAGACGAGTAAAGTCGTAATCGTTCACTTGCGAAGCCGCTCTGAAGAGATCTGTCACGTTAACACATCAAATAGGCGACGTCCGCGAGCTCAACACGGCCATGATTAGGGCAGATTGGAGGCCGATTCGTGTCGCTTGATGCAAACGAAGAGAGCGCAAAATGCCGTTTTTCGTGGGCTAAAGCGGTCTACAGATATACAAGAGATGATTGGAATCCATATCCATACGTTGATAATCCAATCGCTGCTTTACCCACAGCTCTCAGCGATGGGTGCAAAGCAGCTGTTTGCTCGTGACTACGTGGCGTGACACACCCATATCAGCAAGGCGAGGGATAAGATCGGAATGGAAAATGATATGGGAAATAAGAGAAGTCGTAGCTGAGGCGATGTAGCAACAATTCTTAGGCAAGCGTCGAGGTGCTTCAACATTAGTCGGTACCCAAATCAGTGTTTGAAGTTGAGTTCCCGATTGATTCAAAGCAACCCAGAGATCGATCTGGAGGAGATGAAGATCTGCCCAGAATCGCCCTTGTGAGGGTCAGCGGGCTTGCACCTTGGAATGGAATTCAATGGTAATTCCAGAACGTCGATTCTGCAATAGGACTAGAAGTGAGTTCCGCTGATAAGGTAGAGCGCTCAGACGCTTTCGGAGCGACCAGTTCTCATGGGGCAAAAATGGGGCAAGCCCTAGGCCATTCCATGCCATTTAATGCCAAACATGCGTTTGTGCATGGAGTGATTATATGAGCTTAGCCTCAATAAAGACGTGGGTTTGACGCTTTACGGGCGAAATACCCCAACACAATCGGGGTGTGGGAGGACAGGTCGGAGACGGCTTTATTCATCGGATTGTCAGGTAACTCGTTAAATGATGTAGGGCAAAAGCGAGGGCAACCGCCGGGCTTTTCCGCGATGGGCGCAAGGTT